CTCGCAATGTAAGTAAGTATGGAACAGATGGTCAGCTCATGGAAAGAGCGAATGACACGATCTGGAGACCAATGCCGTACATCATGACATCACAAGATAGAACTCTTGGGTCTGACGTAACAGCTCAGGCAGCGAATCAACTTTCAGTACCGGCTTCACTTGGATACAAGAAAAACGTATCCTGGAATATGGATGCTGCTGAGCTTAGAGACGCGCTTCAAGAAGGAAGACTAGGACAGTCTGCATATCAAAGACTTGCATCAGACATCAACACTTCTGTTAGAGATGTTGTATCCACGCAGGGGACATTGGTCGTAACCGGAACATCAGGGACTTACTCATACTCAAACGTTGCAGACTGTGACACGATCATGAATGAGCAAGGTATCATGATGGAAGATCGCTACTTGGCACTCAACTCAAGAGACTATAACGGTATGGCCGGACTTCTCGCGGGTAAAGAGACTATCAACGGTAAGACACTTACTGCATACGAAAAAGCATACATCGGACAGAATGCAGGATTTGAAACGTTCAAAATGGATGCTGGGTATAGACTTGCCGCAGCAGCAGGTACTTGTACTGTAGATACAACGGGTACAACAGCAGGAGATACTGTTAAATATGTCCCGACAGCTACAAGCACAAGTGTCGGTGGTCAGATCAACGTGGACAACAGATATCAAAACATTACCGTAACAGACTCAACAGATGTTGCAGCCGGAGATGCGTTTACAATCGCAGGTGTTTACTCGGTACACCAAATCACAAAAGAAAGCACAGGGCAGCTAAAAACATTCCGTGTTGTTGAAGTTGTAGATGGTACTACTCTTAAGATCTCTCCGGCGATCGTTGGTGCTGTAGGTACTGCAACAGATGCAGAAAATCAATACAAAAACGTAGAGGTGGAATCAACATCAGCTACAGCAGCGGTAACATTCCTGAACGATCAAGCATCAAACGTGAACCCATTCTGGCATAAAGACTCTATCGAGATCCTTCCAGGTAGATATGCAGTTCCAGATGGACAAGGTGCTGCAATCATGAGAGGTACTACCGACCAAGGTATCGAGGTTGTTATGACAAAGCAATTCAATAACAAAACATTCCAGTCACTATACACGCTGGATGTGCTGTACGGGGTTGTCAACACAAACCCAGAAATGAACGGTATCCTCATGTGGGTATAACGCTTAGGGCTTCCAGCCCTTTGCCGTATTTTTAGTATAATTAGTTATATTAAACATACTGCAAAAAGGAAATAAAATGGATTTTGTACCTGTACCTAAAGAAATTCCTGTAACAGCTGAAGCAGCTATAGATATAACAGAGCAATTAAAAAGAGATATTGTCGGTGCAATGTTTTATGACAATATAACTCTTACTGTAACAAGAGGGGCAGATAGCATTACGCTGCCATTACACGCATATGAGCCGACTAGATTTGGGAGAGATTGGGAAACTATCACATCAGACAAAAACACAACGATGGTATACGGGGTAAAAGACAATGTATCAATTTACTAGCTATAGAGGGTATAACGCTGTAGACGTGGTAGCATATAGCACAGACGAACAAGTTGTAGGTACATATGTAGATAATAGACCTATATACCAAAAATCTTTTCATCTTTCTACACTTGCGGCAGGGCAGAACAATATAATGGCGCACGGGATAGCAAACTTTGACAAACACATCGAACCTATTTGGGGGGATGCTACCCAAAGTGATGGCAGGACAAGAACCATACCAAACCCGGCAACTTATTCAGGAACTACATCAGAAGTGGTATCTGTGTATATGACAGACTCGACCAATATTGTGGGATGGGTTGGAAGTGCCTATACTGGGGATAATGCTATTGTAGGTGGGTTGGTTACTATGCGATACGTGAAAACATCATGAGGAGCATAACATGACAACATCAGAACAACTAACAGGAGCAAAGCAATACCCATCTATCAATGTGGTGCTACCTTTACCAGCACTGGATATACCCATAGAAGACCCGAACGACCCCTCTGCTTTCTCGGAGCTCCATATCTTGGATGAAGATGGTAATAGGATTGGAGCACATACGATTAGAAGTATATGTGAGGTAACGGATAAACAGTGGCTACCACTGGCAGGAGGTACGCACTTTACATTCCCTGTAGAGGTATTTGACATCTACAATCACATTTCTAAGATAAAGTCTCTTCTTCAGGCATACGGTTACGTTCTAGGAGGAGAAGATTTTAACAATTCTGACCCGTTGGCATTTTGGCTATTAGAGTACGGGTTATTAAAATATTTCATGAGCACAAGTAATCTGAATAAGGAGACAGTAGATGATCCAGAAACTATATGAGATAATGACTAAAGTAGGCATTACAAGATACCAAGATAAAGTGCTCCATGTGATTGCAGGAATGTTTATGGGTGCAGTTTCGCAACTATCCGTGCCTAGAAGCATCATTCCTATCTTTGTTGCTATATTAATCGCTATTGGTAAAGAACTATACGATAAATACATAAAAAAAACATATTTTGACTTCTTTGATATGTTTGCAACTATTGCAGGAATATTTGTCGGAGCAGTAGTTACTCTTGAACTACTAGGAATTTAGCTTCTAATTAATAAGGTATAATAAACAAAAAGGAATTATCATGGCTTGCAAAAAGAAAAGACGCGGCGGCGGGAAAAGAAAATGAAGTTCCCAACTATGGTATACAGATGCCCCGGTCGTCATAACGCAGGTAATAAACAAACCTATGACTTCAAAGGCGTTAAAACACAAAAAGAATTTGATGATCTAACCAGTAATGGGTGGTATCCGACACTAAGAGAGGCTAAACACCCGCCCGATGAAAACGCAAGAGAAGAACTGGAAGCAATGGCTAAAGAATTAGGGGTCAAATTCAACGCGAGAACAAGCGATAAAGTTCTTCTTGAAAGAGTAAAAAAGGCAAACGATGAGCTGGACTAAAAAGGATATCATAGAATCAGCATTTGATTCCATAGGATTATCCGGGCATAGTTTTGACTTGCAGCCGGAGGAGTATGAATCTGCGCTAAGAAAGCTTGATACTATGATGGCTACATGGAACGGGAAAGGAATCAGGCTTGGCTATCCTATCCCTTCAGGCCCAAATTCAAGTGATATCTCTGATGATTCGTTTGTCCCTGATTGGTCACTAGAAGCTATCTATCTAAACCTTGCGATTAGGATAGCGCCATCATTCGGTAAAATGATACATCCGGACGTAAAAGCATCATCAAAAGAAGCATATGATTCAATGATGCAAAGATTATCTACACCACCGGAGTACCAGGTATCAGGGGTGCCAAAAGGTCAAGGCTCGAAATCATGGAGATATTCCGATGGAGTATTTATACCGGAACAAGACCAGCCTTTAACGGATGGGTCCAACGACACATTAGATTTTTATTAGGAGTAAAAAATGCCATCAATAAACCAATATTCAACACTTAGCGACCCATCTGGAAGTGATCTACTCCCGGTATACAGCTCAGGCAATAGCGACACAAGAAAACTATCTCTATCCGCTCTTGCAGCGTATGTTTTAGCTCAGCAAACAGCAGCATCAGGCAAGCAGGAGTTCACGACTCAATATGCAGCACCGTCCTCCACCGGCTTTACCGTAAATATCACAGATGGGAGTGATAACATTTGGCTTATCTTGACCCCAACCGGGACACTCGCGACAGGGACTATCACTCTGCCGGCGCTAGCTAAAGTATCAGATAAGCAAGAAGTTTTAGTGAATACAACTCAAGAAGTTACATCTTTTACGGTGGATGGCAACGGAGCAGTAGCAGTTACGGGAGAGCCTACAACACTATCAGCGAATGATTTCTTTAGGCTTAAATACGATGGAACAGTACAAACATGGTACAGGGTAGGATAATGGAATATTTGCTCCATATAGTCAACATATTGACGGTCAAGGCTCTGTCTTATTATGATGAAGTCAAAATAGGGATAGTGGTACTGTATGGGGCAATGATCCAATTTATGTTTACAGAGAAAAAGTCATGGTCAGTGCTGTTTATGATTGGCGCATCATCCATGTTTGTTGCATTGATACTTGTCAAGCCATTTATTATTGAACCGCTAGAGATAGAAGATGGAAGCAATATGGCATATGCAATTATCGCCACAAGTTCTGTCATCAGTGTCCCAATACTTTCTATTATGATATCATTTCTCCCCGGTGCATTAAAGCAAATTGTAATACAGAAATTTGGTTTAAAAAATGAAAACTTTAAATAGAGAGATAATTAAAATATTGATTATTGCTTGTGGGGCGGCGGCTTTATCATGGATATGTGATCATGTGGCATTATACGAAATAGGAAAGGCTTTATAGTGCAAATACCAATACTTAACGGGATATATTCTGATGATGTTGCAGACTTTAGAACCTCCTACCCTAAAAACTTAATCCCGGTACCAAAACAACTAGGAATGTCCGTTGGGTATCTAAGACCTGCTGACGGTATCGTCAAGATGGGAGAAGGCCCAGGCAAGGATAGAGGCGGTATAAACTGGAATGGGATATGCTATAGAGTGATGGGGACTAAATTAGTCAAAATAAATGAAAATGGATCATATACTGAGCTAGGAGATGTTGGGGGGACAGAACAAGTTTCTTTTGCTTATTCGTTTGATTATCTAGCTATAGCATCAGACAATAAACTATTTCTGTACGATGGGGCACTCGCACAAAATACAGATTCAGACCTCGGTAATGTCATTGATGTCATATGGATAGATGGCTACTTCATGACCACAGACGGGACGAGCATAGTGGTGACGGAACTGAACAGCCCGTTTAATGTCAGCCCACTAAAATATGGATCATCTGAAATAAACCCTGATGAAATAGTCGGGCTACAAAAGTTAAGAAACGAAGTTTATGCTGTGAACAGATACACTATAGAGGTATTTGATAATGTAGGAGGATCTCTTTTCCCATTCCAAAGAATAGATGGGGCCCATATAGAAAGAGGTGCAGTGGGTACGCACGCATTCGCTGTGTTTGTTGAGAATATAGCATTTTTAGGGTCTAAGTTAAACGAACCCATATCAGTATGGATAGGGGGGAATGGATCCACCCGTAAGATAGCCACGCATGAAATAGATATCATACTTCAGCAATACACAGAGGATCAATTATCAAAAGCAGTGGTAGAAACAGTGACACATAGAAATCATGAGTTTTTAATTATTCACCTACCCAATAGATCACTAGTATATGACGGATCCGCATCCGCAAAGCTAAATACTCAGGTATGGTTTACTTTGACAAGTTCACTATCAGGGTATTCGGCATATAAGGCTAGAAATTTTGTGTTTGCTTATGACAAATGGATCACAGCAGACCCGAATAGTACAAATTACGGGTACATGGATGACAGCATATCTTCTCACTATGGTGAAATGATAGATTGGGAATTCGGCACAACCATACTTTACAATGAAGGCAATGGCGCGATATTCAACGAACTTGAACTTGTAGCATTGACAGGGAGGGTAGAATTCGGAGAATATCCTACTATATGGACAAGCTACAGTGATGATGGGGTAACTTGGAGTCAAGAGCGCCCTATAAGTGCAGGCAAAAATGGGAATAGAACAAAGCGTCTAGCATGGTTTAGAAATGGAATAATGAGGAATTGGCGAGTGCAAAAATTTAGAGGTACAAGCGATACTTTTATCTCAATGGCACGGCTTGAAGCAAAAATAGAACCTCTCGCGGAGTAGATATGGCAGTAAAAACACCAACCAGAAACGATCTTGCTAGGTTCCTCCCTACTAACGAACTAATAAGAGCATTTGAAGATTTGTTTAGGCAATCAGGTACAGACACCCCTAACCTATCAGAAGAAATAGCCATAGAGTCCGCTACGGCTACATCACTGGCAAATGCGGTATTTTCAAAAATGATAACACTCAAACAAGATTCTAAAACGAATGATGCGGTGTTATCTTCAAAGATAGAATCATCGCTGGCTTTACTCGATCATCTCGGCAAACTTATAGACACCGAGTCTAAAAAACCGCCCATCGAGACAACGAATACCCCAGCATTTAATTATGTAGATTTTAGGCAATATTGCAAAAGAGCAGAAAGAAAAGGCAGAGTAGCATGGTGTGATACTCATAGAACCCTTGAGGTAGATCACGGTAACAGTATTATGCAGCAAATAGGATTAGAAACTTTTATAAGAGTAAATAACGGGAATGGTGCTACTTTGTCGAATGGAAGAATAATAGGGTACGATGATGCCACTACTTCCGGGGCTATAAAAGGAAAATATTATATAGCCGATGGCTCTGAGTCTTCTCTTTATGTCCTCGGCATAGCAACTGAAGACATAGTAAGCGGCGAAGATGGATTTGTGACTAACTTTGGCAATGTGAATAGCTTAGATGCGTCAGGCACACCATATGGCGAGACCTGGGCGAATGGTGATATCTTATATGTTTCAGCAGATACAGCCGGATATCTTACCAACATAAGACCGACAGCCCCAGACTATGTTATTCCTGTGGCTATAGTTATTGACAATGACTCTTCAGATGGAGTATTGTTTGCAAGAGTGGAGCCTCAGGACAACTCACTATATGGTTCGTTTTATGATTTAAATGACCACAGTCCGGCGGCAGCAAACACGGCATATGCGATTACATTTAGCAACACGCAATCATCAAATGGGGTATATATAGGTTCGCCTACAAGCAGAATATATGTTAATGAAAGCGGGCTTTACAGCGTTTCTTTTTCAGCACAACTTACATCCGGCAGTTCTAGTGCCAAAAATGTATGGTTCTGGCCCAGAATAAACGGTGTAGATGTCGCAAACTCTTCTATGGTAATAACCATAATCAGCAACGCGGAGACAAAACCTCTTTCCAGGAACATGACCTTCAACTTAAACGCAGGAGATTACATAGAGGCTATGTGGGCGGCAGATGATGTTAATGTAACATTGGATTATTCCGCTGCATCGGGGTTCGCGCCTGCCTCACCTTCTGCTATACTTACAGTAGAACAAATCGCAAAATAGGAGACGCTATGGCAGTCACAGTCGTAAATATTATACCATCGAAACAAGCAGAAGCAGCACAAACGACACAATACACCGCATCAAACTGCAAAACCATTATAGATAAATTCACTATCACGAATACATCTTCTTCAAATGTTACATTCTCATGCAATCTTGTCCCGTTGAGTGGGTCTGCATCAGATAGCAATCTCATTATAGATGCGCGTGGCATCGCCCCTGGAGAAACGTATAACGCAGTAGAGCTTGTAGGGCAAACATTGGAGTCAGGCGGGTTCATCAGTACTTTAGCCGGTACAGCTTCGGCACTTACTATCAGGTCAAGTGGACGCGAGATCACATGATATGGCAGATAACAAAAAACCACTACAACGCTGCACTTGAACATATAGAAAAAAATGATATTAATCATACACCTACGATGTTTCAGGCGCTAAAAGTAACAATATACGATCTGATTTTCAATCATACAATTTATATCCCAGAATACAAATCTCACTTGGTTTATGAAGTGGTAAAAATGCCGACATTAGGGCTAAGAAGTGCAAACGTAATAAGGATATATGTACCAAAACCCCACAGAGGTAAGGGCATTACATCAAAAATGCTTGACAGAGTAGCAGAAAAAGAAAAAATAGTCATATCAGGGGAAGGTAAATATGGAGAAGTTGGCAGACTTTACCTTAGTAGAAAAAGTATTTGAAAAAACAGGTATAACCCCAAACTGGTTATATGCCCTGGCTAACGGATACACAAAAGTATACGATGACTATGGGATAGTGAATTATTGCATGGATGGGGAAGTGTGTGTTATAAACAGCGGCACTATCGATAACGGGCGCTTTACAATAGGAATGAAGCGTGACATCATAGGGCTAGGCAAGGCATTTAAAAAGTGTATAATATACTCAGAAAGACATGAGATAAAAAGATTTATGAATAAGCTGGGATATCGTCATGACGAAGAAAAAAATCTTTATATAAAAGGATTATAAATGGGATTAATGACAGGAGCATTGGTATTAGGCGCGGCAGGTGCAGCGTATTCTGCACATGAACAATCAAGTGCCGCAGAATCTGCATCACGGGCACAACAAGCAGCAGCAGATGAACAGATACAATTTCAAAGGGAAGCACTCGCCGAAACAAGAGAACTTTTATCTCCATACGTTGAAGCTGGTGATGAGGCTTTACTACAACAACTTGATCTGCTAGGTATCGGAGAAGGCGGTGAAGAGGCACAACAAAGAGCCATATCTGGGATAGAGACATCCCCACTTTTCCAGGCACAAGTAAGGCAAGGGGAGGAGGCCATGTTGCAACAAGCGGCGGCAACCGGAGGGCTAAGAGGAGGCAATATCCAAGGCGCATTGGCACAGTATAGACCGGCTATGCTGCAACGAGAGATAGAGTCCCAATATGCAAAACTCGGAGGGCTCGCCGGGCTTGGGCAGGCTTCTGCGGCTGGAGTAGGAGCAGCGGGGCAGCAGGCAGCGGGGCAGATGGGACAAGCAGCAGGGCAGATAGGCGCGGCTCAGGCGGGGCAGGCATTGGCACAGGGGCAGGCGGCCACTAACTTGGTCGGCGGTATCACTGGGGGACTACAGCAGTATGCACTAATGAATCAGCTTGGATTATTAGGTGGGACTGGTGGAGTTGGCACGGCTGCACCTGCAGCATTATCCGGTGCTACACTAAGTACATTCTCTGATTCTAGGCTAAAAACAAACATTACGAAAACTGGCATACAAAACGGCATCAATACATATGAATGGGACTGGGTAGATGGGAGTGGTCACGATAGTGGGGTAATTGCCCAAGAGGTATTATCCATACGCCCTGACTGTATAGGGTATAGAGACGGATACCTTACGGTAAATTACGGCAGATTATTTGGAGTATAACATGGAACCAAAAGACTACTTACTTAACATCCCAAACCCAACACAGAACGTCATGCAGAATGTAGGGCAAGCATTATCCCTGAGAAACATGATGGAAAAAAGACAAATGTCTCAAGAATCTCATGCACAACAAATGGAAATTGCAAATCTAAAACGTCAGGAATTTGAACGGCAAATTGAGATAGACAAAGCTAACAGAGCCGCCGCCGCAAGACAAGCAGAAGCAGCGCGACGCAGACAAGTAGAGATAGGAAATGTTATCAACGATATAGCAAAACGTCCAAATATGTCAGGGAAAGAACTCTATGAAGTCACGCTGAAATATCCTGAATTAAAGGGCAGAGTCGGTGACGCGCTTGATATGATGGGACAAGAAGAAAAGCAAGATTTCTTACAAACAGCAACAACAGTAGAAGCTGCTCTAATGGCAGGGAGAACAGACCTAGCAAATGAAGAATTTGATAGAAAGATAGCTGCGGCAGAATCGGTAGGGGATAAAGCCAAAGTAGCAGCCCTTCAATCACAAAAAAAACTTATCAATGCGAACCCTGATGCAGCTATGGGGATCAGTAGATTACTTCAGGTGCAAGCACTGGGGCCTGAAAAGTATACAGAGAATAGAAAGACAATGGGAGAGTTAGAAAAATTTGAAGCTGAAGCAAGAAAAATAGAGGATCTAAAGCCGGGCGAATTACTTAAGCAAGCGCAGGAAATAGGCTTGCCGCCACAAGCAATTTCTAAGGTAGTTAAAGACAATAAAGGCGTTCCATCTTCTCTCTTGGGCGATGTAATGCAAATGGAGAATATAGAAATAGAATCCGGCGGTCTTACACCTGAGCAAAAATTCAACCAAGAAGAAAAGTTAAGGAAAGAGTACAATGACAGGATATCAAATTTCACCCAAGCAGAAACAAACCTTGAAACGATAAAAGCATCTGCCAGAGACAATAGTGGTGCCGGAGATATTGCACTTGTTACATCGTTTATGAAGATGCTTGATCCTGGATCCGTGGTGCGGGAAACTGAGTTTGCTACAGCAAGAGACACGGTAGGTCTACTTGATGGGCTAAAGAACAAAGCCGAACAAATTCAAAATGGGCAGTTCTTAAGCCCAAAACAAAGGCAGAATTTCGTTGACCTCGCGGGTGAATATATGAAAGCGGCAAAGAAACATGAAACAAAAGTAAGGAGCGGGCTTACTACAGTCGCAAAAAACTATAAACTCAACACAGATAATATATTTGGTCAAGTTGAAGAAGCTGAACTCGGAGAAAAGAAAGTCCTAGAAAGACGGAGAACAGCGGACGGCAGGATCGTAGTAAAATATAGTGATGGAACATATGGAGTAGAATGATGCCAGAAGAAGATTTGGAAGCACTTTTTGAGCAAGCACAACCTATCGGGGCAGAAGTACCCGTACCAAAACCAGAAGAAGATCTAGCATCTGAATTTGAAGCGGCAACGCCGATAGAAGAACTATCCCAACCCGAAGAACGTGATTGGATAGATGAACTTAAAAGACAGATAGGACTTACAAGTAGAGCCGCGGCAGAAGGGACTGCTGAGGTAGCCAGTGTATTTACTGATCCACTGGCAGAGGTAATGAACTTGGCTCTTCCAGATGATATGAAGATAGCCATGATCAAGCCAGCTGTTAACAAGCTACTCACAGACGCAGGGGTGCCTGAGCCGGAGACTGCTACTGAGAGAATAGTACAACAAGCTTCGAAGGCATTGGTTGGAGCTGGTGCGTTCACAGGTGCGGCACAGCAAATTGCTAAACAAGCTCCTACTATGGCTAAAGGGTTAGAAGTTATCACTGAAAAATCAGGGCAACAACTTGCCGGAGCTGCTGGTGCCGGAGCAGGTCAAAAGATAGCAGAGGAATCGGGTGCAGGTCCAGGGGTACAGCTTGCATCAACTTTGGCAGGTGGGATGATAGGAGCAGGTGCGGCAAAGATACCAAGTATGTTAAAACCTGACACGACTGCGATCAAGGAGACTATAAAAACAAATCCTACAAGCGCAGAAATAGCAGAATACAAAGTAGTTGGTAATGAGGTGGTTAAAGACAAACCGGCGATAGAGTCAATAAAGCAAGGTTTCCAACCAAGTGTTATTTCGGCAGTAAAAACTGCAAGCAATAAAGACAAGTTGAACATGAAAAAAATGCTTCATGTCCTTAAAGAGGGCAAAGAAGATGCCGTGTATGCCGCGAAAAATAGACCTACTGATGTAGTCGGTGACTCTTTAAATGAAAGGGTAAATTTTCTATTTAACGCAAATAGAAAAGCTGGTACTGCCATAGATAATGCAGCGAAGAAACTACAAGGTAAAACGGTAAACATCACTGATCCTTTAAACAGCCTAAAAACGAAACTCGATGACATGGGAGTAGCAATCGGCAGAAACGAAGATGGAGATATATTAGTAGATATTTCAAAGTCAGACATAAGACTAGAGGGAACATCTAAGAAAATACTGCAAAACATACTGAGATCAGTAGACGAATCAGGCGGTGATGCGTATAAGCTACATAAGCTTAAAAGACTGATAGATACGCAGGTGTCATATGGAAAAGGAAAGCAGGCAATAGGTAAAAGCACTGAAAGCGTACTAAAAGACTTCAGAAGAAATATAAATGAAACTTTGGGCGAGCTTTCCCCGGCGTATAAAGCGCAAAATACAAAGTATTCAGAAACACTTGATGTGTTAAATGATATCCAAAAAGCAGTAGGTACATCGATCAACATGAAAAGCCCTAATGTGCCCAAGTCATTCGGGACATCATTACGTGGCTTGCTGAGCAACAATAAATCCCGCGTCAACATGATGGACTCTATCACCAAAGCCGATAACGTCGCTACAAAGTACGGGTTAAAAAGCAATGATGATATACTCAGACAAGTAATTTTCGCAAACGAGATAGATCGTATGTTCGGAGCAGCAGCACCAACAAGCTTCAAGGGGCAGATCGAAGAAGCGACAATGAAAGGTCTTGATATCGCAAGAAGAAATATGCTTGAAACCGCCATAGATTTAACCGCAAAAGGGATGGAGAAGGCTAGAGGTATCAACGAAGAAAACGCAATAAAAGCAATAGAAACTTTACTGAAGGAAAAATAATGTCATCAAATTTAATCCAACAACCTTATGAGATATTCACCGATACAGACGGCAACCCATTAGAAGATGGGTACATATACATAGGAGAAGCAAACTTAAACCCAGAGGTATCACCTAAGCAAGCATATTGGGACGTAGAGCTATCAATTCCTGCGGCACAGCCGATCAGAACATCCGGCGGGTATGCTTACAGAAACGGGTCGCCTGGCACTTTGTATGTAGAAGACGAATATTCTATCACTGTAAGAAACAAACAAAAGGAGATGGTATTTTATGCTCCTGTAGCCACAAGTAAATTAGTGTCCGTAAACTCATTTGCTACTGTCAGTAGCCTTATCGGGCTAACATCATATTCGGATGGGTATACAGTCAACATACTTGGATATCATTCTGCGAATGATGGAGGAGGCGGGCTATTTAACTGGGATTCAACTATCGACAAATCCACAGCAAATGGTGGAACAATATTTGACCCAACTGTTTCGCTTGAAAATCAAGGTACTGGTAGTGGGCTAGGTTGTTGGGTTAGGCAATATAGTGGAACTGTGAATGTTAAATGGTTTGGGGCAAATGGAGACGGGGACGACTCAATCCCCTTTCAAACAGCAGTAGATGGGTATACAAAAGTATACATACCATCCGGTAGTTATAAAATAAATATCACGCTACATAACAGAATTGTTATTATCGGAGATGGGGGGGAACAAACAAAGCTTTACGCATATGATATAAATAAAGCTACTATGATTTACGGCGTTATTAGCTCAAAATGGGATTATTCATCTAATATCACAGGAGTCGGTTTTCACTCAACAGGTAAAACAGGGATAGGCTTTGCTTTTGGTAAGGACGACGTTAATGATTACGTAGCCAACGACGAGTTAAAACGAAATGTGGTGTTTAATAAGTGTCTTTTCCAAGGTAACGGGAAAGGTGTATATAAACCTTTCGGAAACATTGGGAATAGCTTTTATTCTTGTGGTTTTAGAGCTAATAAATATGGTGTATATTCTCTATCCAATAAATTTGGGGAAACGATGCACGCTGGGAATATGTATTTTTATGATGGTGAGTTTAGTTTAAATGACTGTGCTAATTATGTACATAATACTGTTGACGGGTTTAGCGGTTTTGTATTTAGAGGTACTATCTTTGAAGCTAACAATATAACTAACTACATATATTCTAGCACCTATCCTTATTTCCCGATTTCGTATTATGATTGCTGGTTTGAGGGTAATGGTCAGGGGTATAATGCAGGTACGACTAACATAGATCAATGGAGTGATACTACCTTATCTGAAACTACATTGGATAATAGGACATTATATTTTGATGGAAAAATGGAAGTGTCTTTCGTAGGCGGGAGGCCTACTGGTATCCATTGTATAGGTGATAATTGTACAGTTATGATATCTAACGCTCCAGCAGTATATCAGGAAGGATTCGGAGGTGAGGGCTTTTCTACAAGCGGGAGCTCAACTATCAGCTATAATAATTTTACAGTAGTAGGACTGAGACCAGCACCAAATCAAAACTTAAATATAAATTTCAACACTCCTATATTCAAAGACTTATATCAACAACCTCTGAATGGCAACCCAACTAGGGCACAGTCAAGATCTTTTGTTGATTATGCGCAACAAAAAATATTAGATGGGGGAAGAGTTGTAGAGAAGTATTATTCTGATACTTTAGAAGCTTCAGTTAGCACAGGTTATGGCTCTTTTGGATTGACAGGAGTAGTTGTAAATGACAGCCCTATATTCCCTACTTGTAACGAATATACGAGGGCTGCGTTTAGTTCTAGTGAGTACACAGCTTTAGCTTCTATAACTACTCCTGAGGGCTTTTGTGTCCTAAGCTATTATATTAAGTGTACCGCGGGGTCACTAACTACTGCAACATGGAATAGGAGCACTGTGCAAGTAATGGGTAATTTAATACACAACGCAGGCGATGGTTGGAGACTTGTTTCTACTATGTTCTATAGTGACGGGTTGCAGAGTTTCTTCCCAGCGGATTTTAGAGGAAATAACGAAGATGCTACATGGAGAGTGTCCGCTGTTCAAGCTATGGTTTTTGATAATGCACTTGACGCTTTCAATTATTTTACATCTAAAACATACACTAAATAAAGTTGGCGACAAATGATTCAAAAACTATATGAATTGTGGAGGATTTGTAGGAATTGTTGGTACAGGAGCTATAATGTGATGCAAAATATAAACAAGGGATGAATATGGAATACTTCAGATCATTCATGAATAGTAAAATCATGGTAGGCGCAATTGTAGTCATAATACTGCTAACAATGGCACTTTACATCTCATCAAAAGTGATCGCATATAAAAACGGCGTGATATATGAGAAGAACAAAGAGATCAAAATTAAAGAGACAGAGAAAGAGATCATCAAGGAGTCTATACCTGTGATCATATTCGAGAACAACAACTCCACTGCATTCAAAATAAAAAAGGAGAAGAGCTATGAAGAAGTCCCTGATACTATCGGCGTGCATACTATCATCTTTGATTAGCGGGTGTGGTGAGCCGGAGGTGCGATACATCAAGACTCCATGCCCTGAGATGCAGACCTGGAAGGTTGCTCCTCTTGATGCAAATGTGACATACGAGGTGTACGATGAAAATGGTTAAAGTCAAATTTGAAGCATGGAAGAAGCTGATATTAAAGCTCAAAGAGTGCATGAGAGCAAACCGCGCGCTCAATAAGCAGATCAGAGAGTATAACGAGAAATTTGCAAAGGACAATAAACAATGAAAAATTCTACTCACGCGCCAGGGTATGTAGCTTTTTACCCTATGCTATCAGAAATAGCAAGAGATAATGGGTACTCACTGTCTATACATGGATCGGTCCAACGTGATTTTGACCTAGTGGCAATACCGTGGATAGATGAAGCTAACACAGAAGATGAATTGGTACAAAGCCTCGCGAAATATGTAGCGTCTGTAATGGGTATATCTTTTCATAAAAAAGCAGAAATTGACGGACCTGAAGAAAAACCTCACGGTAGACATTCATACTCTATACAGGTTGGAAATGGCGCATACTTAGACATAAGCATTATGACAAGGAGGACGTAAGTGATCCATGAAATAAAAAATCAACACGGCAAACACATCACTGAAATATACATCAGGGATGAGATAATCAATGCACTTGAAAATGCTAAAGACTGTTGCTGGGTAGATGGGGTAAAGATAGATATTGTCAAGGACTTCAAGACCGACGGCGTGCGCGAAACGATAGTGAACATCGAGGGGATATGATGGCAAATTTCAGAGAAGTGATGAAAACTGTTTTTGAAGCTGAGCATAACAACGACCCGGAGAAGGTGCTGCATTACAACAAAAAAGAGAGCAATTACACCCTCTACGGGATCTACCCCTATATAAAACTCCCATCATGGAAGATCGCACGCGACATCATTAGAGGTTCAAAAAGCACAAAGCAGGCGAGCAGGATAATAGCTAAAAATCAGATAATCTATACCGACGTGCTGGCATGGTATCGCGCAAACTTCTATAACCCAATGGGTCTTCAATACGTCGAGAGCACCCACAAAGCCGCGGAGATCATGGTGTTTATAATCAATGTTGGCATGGGTAGAAAAAAGAAAGCAGTCAAAGCGATCCAGCGCATCGTTGGCGCTAAAGTTGACGGTATCATTGGAGTAGAGTCACTCACAAAACTCAACGCATTCCCGGATGAAAAATTCAGCGATCTCTGGGATAAGTATGAGGTGTCATTCTATGAGAGTCTTGTGGAGATAGCGCCTCGGCTGGCATGGGCGCTTAATGGGTGGAGGAGACGTGCGAGGTTGGTTTAACTAACCAAACCGCCGTGCTATCTTTGCTGTTGTTAGTGTTTGCATGGGTTACTCCTTTCTCTCAAACCTATTCTTGTTTTGGTAGACAATAACCAGAAGATAATAACTTTACAGCGAGTTCTTCATAGCTTTTAGCTACTAAATTTGATGGGGCAATACCGTAGTAGTTTGTCCCAAATTTACCACCCTCATACTGCACATTTGCTATAAAAGAAGTTTCACTCATGAGTTCTACTTGGAAGTGAATCTTTTCAACGATGAATGTTACTACTGATTCCCTCCCATTGTAGGGTTCGCTATTTGGGAATTTATAATAATAGTATAGCTTGTCACCTATTTTATATTCGCTTTTTAACCTCGGAAAACATTTTTCTTTTTTAAATAGTCCAAACATTTTTACTCCTTTCTATAGTCACGCCACACCTCCCAGCCACTCAACAGCACAGAACAGGAGAACGATGCTAACGGCTGATGCGATGAGGACGAAGGCTGTTGCTTGTAGTGTTAGTTTCATTTGCTCTTCCTTTTCTTTCTCCCACCAAATACTTTGTTTGGGTCTTTCCCATGTAACGGGAATGAGTTACTGTTTGGTTTAGTACAATCTTCTACGGCATAATCAGGGTTATCTATTGAATCTATAAGGATAGTGTTTCTTCTATGCAACTCAATATTATTAGAAAATGTAGCCGAACATATGTCAGTAGCTATAGCAGCCATAAGTGAATCGTATAAATGTTTATTGTTCATTCCTGGAACTATGACTATACCTGCCATCTTAACTCTCCTATACCTGCAAAGTGCAGGATGTTTTCTTTTGCTTGCATCATTTACTCACCTTTTATTGAAATCTGTTTTAATCATTTCGTCAACGCGGTATACACCGGCATAAAATCCGTGCAACATTGCCCTATATGCCCATCCTACCATAAATGAAATAGTAATGATTGGTAGAGACATTAAGAACAAAAATATATAGATCCTTCTTTTCATAAAGCATCCTTTTTTATGTAAAATATAGAAGATTCTTTGTTTCTGTTTTGTTTTGCTTGCGTCATGTCTAAATAATATGGACGAAATGTCCACCCTCTGCTCTACCGATCGGTGCGAATGGTATTTCGCTCTCAGCAATATCTATCTCAGGTATTGCCGCTTGCTGTGACTGCTGCCCGCTTGACTCATCCCAGTGATTTTGAGTTGTTGAGTGTTGCGGTTGGCTGTATTGCCCTTGTGACGGTGCCTCGTTGCTGTTTTGCGTTTTATCTTTACCGCCTAGCATTTGTAGGTTTTCAATCTTAATTTTGTGTTTCGATCTCTTCGATCCATCTTGTGCCGTCCATTGATCAAGTTCAAGTTCACCATCTATCAGTACGCTACTGCCCTTTTGTAAGTAGTTGTTCATAATCTCAGCTGTGCGTCCGTAAGCAACAACATCAACAAATAGTGTCTTCTCTGCCTGTGTGCCGTCTTGTTTTTTGAACTTTTTTGTTACCGCGATTGCAGAGCTCCCTATCGCACTGCCGCTTGTTGAATACCTGGTTTCCACATCCCGTACAAGATTGCCTTGCAAAATTACTTTATTGTATGCCATTATTTGTCCTTTGTGAATTTAATATTTCTTTTCTTGCCGTCTCTCCACTAACATTAAATAGTTTTCCTATCTCTTTAAAGCTTTTACCTGTGTTTTGCCTAATTGTACACATCCTTTGTGCAGTCTCATCTGACAATTTTCTTAGTGCAATAGCATTTGATCTCCTTTCTATGCCTAATTCTTTTAATATTTGTCCTATTCTGCTTGGATGCACATTGTACATCTTGGCAATTTGAGACTGCGAATAACCATTGTTGTATTTTTTAATTATTACTGGCTTATCCTCATCAAATATTTTACAAACACTTCTGTTTTTTGGCTGTTCTGATATTGGTATAAACGTACAGTTTTCTGGTGTGTAGCCTTTATTGTTATCTAATCTTTCGATAGACATTCCGTCTGCGTATCCATTATTTATAGCAAAATCCATGAATACTTCAAAGCTATTCTTCCATTCTTCGCAAACTTCAATACCACGCCCACCGTACCTATAGTACATTTGAACATTTGGGTTGCTGCACCTTTGCTTCATCGTATTCCATACACCATACAATTTTGTTCCACGCGATCCGTGCTTTGTAGCGGATAATGATTTTTTTAATGACATACATCCCTTGCACCTATCAACACCCCTGTGCCTTAGCTTCCCTGTATGCAAAACCCTTTGACCGCCACAATCGCATTCGCACAACCAATAAGATGCCCTATCGGTTTCATATTTAACAACAAGATGACCAAATCTTTTTCCTGTTATATCAATCTTATTGTGAGCTTTTCTTTTTTTTGATTTGTTTTTCATAACCACATCCTAATAATGCTCTTCAGCCAATCCATCCCGGCACGGCTATGTGTATACGTTTCTCATGTATCCGATCGAGTCAAGATAGTTTCTCCACTCTTTATCAAGCCTCTCCCAGTTCACGTCGCTAAGTCCGTTCTTCCAGAATATTACATGACCATCTGAGAGGATCTCATGTTTCAACTCGACTAAGTTCCATACCGCGCATATCGCCCTATTGTTTGCGAACATTGTCGCGCTTTTAAACTCATCGAACGCGTGGTTGTCTTTTAAAAATCTGATGAATTTCTGTTTCATGCAGAACCACCAACCCACCACAAGCACAAAACCACCGCCACGCCAAGCCCGACTATTGCCTTATTGAGCCTTTGAGTTTCTGCCGGGATATGCTCTCCGAACAGATTTTCACTTGCGATCTCTACTTTGTTTTTTCTGACTCTATCTGTTGCTTTCACTCTTTACCTCCCGTGGCTTTCTTCTCCTTAGATACTTTCGTACCGCCTCGATCTCGTCTTTGGCGTAAAATATAACACCTCTTACTTCTATGCGCTTATTATCTATGCGCCTTGCTCTTATTATTATTGGTCGTTCTTTCATTTTTATGCCTTATATCTAAGGTCACTATAGGGCATCAATGATTCGCTACCATCATATTCTGTTATATCGAATTGAACGCCTTCATTTACCCACTCTATTTCGCATTTACACAATCCTCCGGCATAGTGCCCTTCCTTTTCAGCAAGTTCTTCTGCTTTTTCCCACTCTTCATTAAGTATGAGTTCATTATATCTCTTGTCCATAGGATTAACATCATTCCATGTAGACCATCCAGCACCGAATCCATAGCTAACAGCAACTGCCACCTGTCCTTTTTCGTTATATAATTTTTCCATCACTTCTACTTTAATTTTTGTTCAAATATCATAGCTTCAACACTCGGAAACTCGAAGCATATTGATATTATAGTCATTGGTCTGTATTTCACAAAGCTACCTTTCTTTTGATTTTATAGAACATAGCATCTCTAACCTCGTCAGACAACTGAGGACGTTTATTGTATTGCCTCCAAAGGTTATTTGAAGCTCTAAACGTATCACGTGCGATAATGCGGTATTTTTCTCCTTCTAGGCTATCGTAAGCGTTAATCTGCCTCATTACTTTAGGCAGTATCATCATCTTTTCTGTGTGTGTGCCATGTTCATTAATGTACTCGTTAAGCATGAACATAGACAATAGATAGTTATTAACATATGCTTCTACGTTCAAAAGCGACCTAACCATCTCGTTTATTCTTTCAGCTCTATCATGCAACTCTTTAACACCAATACCTTTAACTTTCTCCGAAAGCCATTTATAAATTGCTATCCCGTCTTGTTCATCGAAGCTCATATGTTTTGTCGACTTTGGCGAACCGTCTTTATTAATAAGCTTAACGTTTGTCATTTCAATTTGAGCGAACCCGTAGCATCCTACTATCCAGTCAATCATTATTTATCCTCCCACAATTCACGGCTTGGGAACGGTATATGCACACCATACCTGCTCAATACAAGGTTGAATACTTCGTACACATCGTCTATCTCTTTTTTTGTTAGCTTCGTTGTGCTTTCTTTGTTCGTAACGTGAATTTGAAGCTCTCGCCACAACAAATCTTTAACTTTTAGCATAGTCCAGGGTAGGTCAGTTGACTCAGCCCCAATTATGAAGTCATACAACTTATCAAGCACAATGTCAGCCTTTGGTACCATTGACAGTTTGTCTTTCGCCCATGCAAAAGCTTTTTTTACCTTCGCTTCACGTTTGTTGTTAAGCAGAACTTGGACAGTTATCCCGGCATCATTAAGTGCCTCAGCAGTTAGATCAAATAGCTTATGAAGGGAACTATTCTGTTTTATGGTCCTGATATCCATATTCTTTATGTCGGCTTCATAGATAGCGTTACTGAACGCTTTAGCTTTCTCTTCGTCCTCTTCTGAGTATGGGAGGAATGTAGAGCCGTCTTTTATCAGTGTTATTTTCATTCATCTATCTCCGGGGTGATAACACGCCTTTTGTTCACTTTGAGCTTAGCTGGTTGCGCCTTAGTTACTTTTTCTTTCTTAACCGTTACAGTCTCAGCCATTCCCATACCAAGCAGTAACTCTTCGACCTCTTCCTCGCTTACGAGAAGTTTTACTTCCTTCTCTTCTATAATCTCTGTTTTCTCTTCTTTTGCTTTAGTGACAGATACCGATGAGCAGATAGCACCGTCTATCTTTTCAATACCGTTATCAAGCAGGAAGGCTGCACCATCTACCTTGATAGCTTCGATCTGAGCCTTAATTGACTTTTCTCTATCTGCTATCTCTTTTTTTACCGATTCGAATTGGTTTAGCTGTCCCTCAAGGTTTTGCATAGAAAAAGCTATGTAGTCAGCCATCCCGGTATCGGTAGGCAGGTTATCTGATTTTAGAGACTCTATTTTCCAACCTAATGTGTCTTTCACGTCGGTTGATGTCTCTAAGCTTGAATGCTTCGTATTTATCATTTCATCATTGTTCATTGTCGTCCTCCTGCTGTCTATTCTTCCTTTCTACTAGCAATCTAACCGCACTTGCAGCCTCATGTGAGAATAGATCTCGGATATCGTCTATCCCGTAGTATTCAAGCAGCTCATTTTCTTTTGTATTCGTCTCTTCGATCAGCTTTTTGATGTTCTCAATAATTGACTTAGATACATACGCTTGGGGCAGGAACTTTTTCTCTAGCGGCTTCGGCTTCCAATACAGCGTTTTTTTGTCTTTGGTCTGAGCATAGGTATATGCTTCTCTCTCATCGTGCTTCATCTTCTGGTATTGCTCTGGAGTGATACAATCAGCGAACATGGTGGGAATGTCGTACAGATATCGTCCGATCCCCCACTCAACAGCAGCACGCTTCATAGCACCGCTAAGACCGCCTTTTGTAGCTTCCATGCCGGTATTGTCAGCGCCGTCATATTTAGTTACCCATTCACCATTGAACTTTATTGATAGGCCACAAAGCGCACCTTCACCAACACTATTCGGGAGTGGATGAAACTCATTCTTCCAATTCATGCACCCTACGGTTTTATCGAGCCTTGTTTGTATAGCTCTGTTTGTAACGTATGCCATTATCATCGCGTATGGTCGGTCACCTCTGTATCCTACCTGCTGTGGGCGGAACTCTATATCTTCTTGCCTGAAAGGCTGGGTGAGTTCCCTCATTATTCTTTGTTGAGATTTTTTCATTACATTCTCCTCGCTACGCTTTATTATAAACATACCCACGAGAACGCAAATACTCATGGATAACCTCTTCGTCAATCTCTTCTAGTAGTTCAGATGGATCATTGCAATTCATGACGATATCTTTTGATGAAATATCTACAATGAAAGATAAGTCACATTCTTCAATTGATACATCCATATCATATCCTCTTGGTGTTATGTCAGATATGCCTTTGCAGTTTATTTCTATATCTGTTCTCATTTTATACCCACTTATTTTCTTTTGAAAGCTTTTTTAGCTCTTTTAAATAATTACCAGGATATATATCCACCTTCCCAAGTGCAACCGTAAAGCCACCGTATATTTCTGCTACATTACCATGAAAGTCCATCAAGTATCTAGGCTCATTATCTATTACTACATATGCGTATCCACATTTTGTAAATACTCCATTTTTTCTTGATTTAGCAGTTTCTTTTATAGAGTTTAAATCATGTACACTAATCATATCTTCCTCCTACGAAAATATATAAATAAGCCCGGACATCTACCAATAACCGATCATGACCGCTGCAATGCCTGTGAAAATCCATGTGAATAGTGTTTCAATTGTTTTCATTTTTTATCCTTATTTTCTAGTATCCATTGGCAAGCTTTGAAGATTGCTTCTGGTTCTGTGTCTGCTATAAATGATTTCATACAACCATCTTTACCTTTTTCATAAAACCAATGTATACAAAATGAAACATATGCTTCTCGATTTTCATTTTTTCTATAATGGATAGGATATACTTGTGTAACTTCAAAAGGTAGTTCTTGAAAAGATATAGCCCACTCTTTACACTTGTGTGCTAGTTCGTAGATGTTTATTACATTCCTATTGAATGGAGAAGTTTCGTATCCGATATGATTTTCTGGAACGTAAAAATGACCAGTGCTAGAAGTACCACAATCTATTATTTTTACACCTAAAACATCACTCAACAACTCTTTGCTAATCACTTCACACCTCCTCAGCGATATCAGACCACGCTTTTTTAGTCTCATCTTCAAGCATAGTCAAAGTGTCGTACAAAAACTTATGCGGATCATCACAGTATTTCACTATCTCGGCGATAAGTTTAATCTTTCCTTCTTGGGTTACCATGTCGATGTTTTTTTCTATTGCTATATCGATTAGCATATCATCAAAGTCTTTCATTTTAATCCTTTCAAGATTTACAATTTTAATGAAGAGGCAGCCCACTTGAAAGGAGGAAGTGCCACCTCATTAAAATACTTCAGCGCGATAATGTCGCGTACATTTAGAGATAAGCTCTCTACCCACCGCTCGTAAAAAGGGGAAGTTCATATTTGTAATAAGGAGGAGAAAAGATATGAATGTGAGCGGTGGAGAGAAAGCTTATGGTTGCAACAACTAGAAGTTCCTAGTATGCTCTAGGTTATTTTCCAATACATATATATCGTACATTAAGGCTGCACATGCTCTGCATTTTGAATATCCTAGTGTTTTCTGCTTGCTATTTACCTTAATGTATGACATCCATTTTTTCTTATCAGATACATATGTAACACCCCTGAACCCAGATGTATTGTCTTCCCTTAGTTTTCTTGTGTTTCTAGCATTACTTGATCTTGTTGTCCATCTACAATTTGAGGGTGAGTACCCTAAATCGTTATCAATTCTATCAATTTCAAGATTTTCTTCATATCCGTTGTCAATAGACCATTGCAAGAATAGTTCAAACTTGCTCCATTCGTCGCATACATGTATGCCTCTGGCTCCATAGTATTTATACGCAGCATGATTTTTATTCTCGCATCTACTTCTTAACCCATGCCATATGCCACGTAATCGTCTGTTAAGCATAACATATCCTTTAAACTTTTTATAAACCCTCCGCAGAGAATTTATTTAAAAGCTCTAACTATCTCTACGTCTCCCTCGATAGTTTTCAGCCCGTTGGCGACACGGGTAAATAAGTTAAAAATCTTGAAGCGTTTAACCGCTTACATGAGAGAATTATAGCCTAAGTAGATTTTAATGTCAATAGTTTTTTGAAATTTGTTGAATATTTTTCTACTATTTACTTTTTAAGCATAAAATGATATCATTATGCAATACATTAATAAAAAAGGAACAAAATGAAAAGAAAACTTTTAACAGTGGCAATGCCGAAAGATCTATATGATGAGTTTAAAAAAAACATTGACGGGAATCACCTTGAAGCTAGCATGACATCGGCTGTGATCAGAATGGTACATGAATATAATGAGAAAGTAAATAAAAATGATAAAAAATGGCAAAAAATGGCAAAAAAGAATCAATTATGTTAGGTATTTTTAGCGGGAAGTGCCTAAAAGGAGTATGTGGAGAAATAACAGACCTATATGACTATAAAAATGAGCCATTATATATAGGAGATATTGTTTTAGTCCAATATAATGAATACGGATTAGGTTGCCATAGCGCATATATGTCAGCTATAGTTAATAACAAGTTTGAAACTTTTTCAGACGGTACTGTTTTAGAAAATAATGATTATTATAGTTTCGTTATGGGTATAGCGAACGTTACTAAAAAAGAACTTGCTCATGAAAATAAAGATGGCGAATTAACTTCTGGGTGGGTTATTGAAAAAATAAAAAGTTATGTAGATGTGGTTAACGGCGAGCATTGGGGAGCCTTTGGATTCAATTATAGGGATATGAAGGAAACAAAATGAAAGAATTTGATAAGACTGTTAAACACGAGTTAGATAGCGGCCATTATGTAACATTAGAAAAAAATGGAGCCTATCATGTATGGGTTCCTGGTGTAACATATTCTACTTGTGATTCTGCATATCAACATATATCTCTTGCGATAACAAGATGCACATATCTCTCAAAAAACAATATAAAAAACCTTAAGCCAAACACACAACAAAACAAATGATAAAAAATGAGTACACAAGTATGCAGAGTGAAAGGATATGGGTATAAGTTTGATTATAGTGAAAATATATTTAGTTTTATTGATGACAAAGATATTGAATTTGATTTTATTGATATTGTAGGACTATATGGATCGTACTATTCATTGAGAGATAGCAATAAAACAGATTGTGAAAGCAATATTATGATTTTTAATGATGGAATGTGTAGGGAATATAAATATGTAATATATGTAACAGAGGCTTCATATATAGAAAACTCTCATGGTGATGAACGATGGGTAAGAAGATTTAGGAACGATAACTTTATTAGAACGTATGCCAAGTCGCATATAGAAACATTGTTGCAACGAAAAGATATAGGATATCCAATTGAAGTTGATTTTGATCATTGGTAGTAAAACATTAAGCAAAACACGCTATAATAAAACTACAGCGATCAGCTGGTTTTTCATACTCCCCGGCTTCGGTCGGGTTTATTGTTGAGTTTATAAAAAGCTTTGAATTAGGTAGGTAAGCTAACCTCTGGCGGGGTCGCCTACCTTATTGAGAGCTTAGAAGACCCCGCCATCTTCACCAAAACAACTCTCACAAATTTAATTATGGCGGTATCTAAAGGTATATTATGTCATTTAAGGATGATTTTATAGAGTATGCAGAAAAGGTAAAGCTTCCGAAAGAAAAACTTTGGTTAGAGTATGCAGAATTTCGAAGAATACCATATGTTGTAATGGGTCTTATTGATAACGTTCATACAAGAATACCAAAAGAAGTACTATACGGTTTATGCGAGTCAGATAAAAATTTATATTTAATACTGTGGGATAAAGCACAATATTTTTCTTATACATATTTTAGAGGTAGCAATAAGAGCATTAAAGCTATAAGAAGGAATGTCTTAAAAAAAGTAAAAAGGGCTTATGATGAAGAAAAATTAAAGGGTACATTATGAGCATTAAGCAAATGACAAGAGTATTCAATGATGATACGCTAAAGCCGACTAAAAAACTCATAATGTTAGCAATTTCAGACAGTGCAAACGACTCAGGAGTTGCGTTCCCATCATGGAATACTATAGCACAAAAAACAGGGCTATCAAGACAATCTCTTCAAGACAATTTAAAACAATTGGTTGATGACGGATACTTGTTTAAAAAAAATAGAAGCAGAAAAAAAGGTGGCAGAAGCTCTAATAAATACCTCATATATCCACAAGAAAACAAGGGCTTTTTAGATGAAGAAGATTATCTTTTTTTTGAAGATTTATACACCCAAAGTCAGGGAGATGGACTACCTCCCCAAAGTCAGGGAGATGGACTAGGGGTAGACACCCAAAGTCAGGGAGATGGACTAGAAAGTGAACCGTCACTTATTTCTTCTAACCATCACTTTAAAAATATAAAAAAAGATTTCACTTTCAAGCTAAAAAGATCAACTCAATACGAAAACCTATCAGAGGAGTATAAACATAACTTGATCATTTATGCAGATGAAAGAGTAGGTAACAGATCAAACGAGCTATTAAGCGCAATGATAGATCATCACTCGTCAAACGGTAAAGGCTTTGTAGACTGGTCCGCAGCATTCAGGACATGGGAACGTAACGATAAAAAGTTCGGATCAACACAAAAAAAAGACAAACAGCATCCAACTCTACATCTTGGAGATAAGGACTACGGCGAAAACGGAAGGGTGGTGAAGCTATGATAAGCGCATGGATACCAAAGAGATATGA